TTACGGTTTAAGGGGATCCACATTTTATGCTTTTTGTAATTCGTCATTGTTCCACCGAGTTTCCAGAATGGCGCTCCATCCGCATAATTACCCGGTGCCAATGTGAAATGTGCCGTTTTAACAACCGTGTATTTATCCGGGTTTACTGGTTCATCATATAAGTACGTAGCCAAGTCACTAGCCCAGCTGCCGTCCGTGTCTTCGTCCAACCCGTGTCGGGTGTAGAAGTCGTCGACTAGGTCGGCTGTCGATGTCTCTGGCTTCCATTGCTTTGGTACAATCCAGTAGTTGTATATTTTAACGGGTGCACTAGATACGTTTTGCCAATTCATGACGTGGCGAGTACCAATGATCTCGCACTCGGGTCCACTCCGCTTATTCTGTTTATTGGTCCCGTCATATGCAACTGCACAAAGATTTGTCCATTGGAAGCTGCGCGTGGTGAAACTTGTCACCGGTTGATCTAATCGTGCCACCGTCTTACATCTAGGCCCTTGGAATCGTGACAAGCCGGCCTCGTTCTTGCGTGCCCTAACTGATTTGAATCGTTTCGGACGCCGTCTCGGAATGGTCTTGGATGCGCGCCGGGTCGATCGTGCCACACGCATCGGTGAGCGCGTGCGGCGCTTTTTCTTAGGACTTGGAGTCACGAACAGAACGCGCTTAGCACCCATATTTGAATTTTATGAGATTCAAAAAACGCGAAGCGAACTCCGATCTAACATTTATGATGAACCCTCCCAGTATTACTAGGGTTCATCATCCCTCCATCCCATCATCACATAAAATCGATATTTTTGTAAGATGAACATAATTCGTGCACCTCGTCCTCGTGTTCAAGGAACGCGTTGGTGTTTCACGCTCAACAACTACACTGACGATGACGTTACCAACCTACGCGTCTTTGCCAACGGCACCAAGTACCTTATCTTCGGACGTGAAGTCGGCGAAGAAGGAACGCCTCATCTCCAAGGATTCACTATTCTCCACCACAATCATTCCCTCTCCGGACTCAAGAGACTACTCGGGAACCGGTATCACTTTGAAACTGCACGTTCCCCATCACATACCGCGCTCGCCTATTGCAAGAAAGACGGAGACTTCGAAGCTTTCGGGCGTGAGCCTTCCTCCCCTCAAGGGACTACCAATCGTTACGAACTCTTCCGTGATTGGGTCATCTCGCATGAAGGAAGACCTACCATGGGTGACGTTGCCAACGAGTTTCCATCCATCGCCTTGGGATCCAATCGGGTCCAGCAATTCATCGACTTGCTCCGCAATGACGATGTCTTCGTTCCAGGAGAATATCGAGCCGCCCAGCAACTCCTCGCCAATCGTCTCGCCGAGCCGCCTTGCTCTCGTAAGATCATCTTTGTTGTCGACCCTGCCGGAAACACAGGGAAGTCTTGGTTTGTCGATTACTATGCCGGAACTCACGACGGCGTTCAAATCTTATCCATTGGCAGACGCGAAGACCTTGCCTATGCCATCGACGAACGAAAGTCAATCTTCTTTTTTGACTTACCCCGGTCTTCTGGACAACTTCTCCAGTACATCATCCTTGAACAGCTTAAGGACAGACGAATTCCCTCAAACAAGTACGAATCTAGAGTAAAGCGCTTGGCGGTTGTGCCTCACGTTGTTGTTTTCATGAACGAGTATCCAGACATGACGTTATTGAGTTCGGATAGATACGAGATAATGTATTGGAGTTAATTAATTTAGGGGATAGAGGATTTGAAGTTACCGGTGTCGAAGAGAGGCAAGCTTCATAAAGGAGAAAGGGGGTCCGACACGAGCCGGGAACCATTCTTAGTACCCCTTCGATAGTTCCTAACAACTAATTAATTAGCTCTTCATACCAGATGTACCGTCGCGGAAGAATGTAATGACATGAGATTCGCGTAGGACTAAGTTGGACGCTTCAACCCCATCCGTCGTCATTGGGAATATGGCGAAACACACGTGGAGTAATGGTGGCTGTAGGGGGTTTAGGGTTGTTTCCCCAGCATCCGCCGTCGATCCGTATGTAAATTTACGGTTTAAGGGGATCCACATTTTATGCTTTTTGTAATTCGTCATTGTTCCACCGAGTTTCCAGAATGGCGCTCCATCCGCATAATTACCCGGTGCCAATGTGAAATGTGCCGTTTTAA